ATAACGGACGTAGAGGCCAAAGATGTCTGACGTACATTTCCAGTTTCTACCTTGGCAGGAACAAGTCTTTGCCGACCCCACCCGATTCAAAGTGATTGCTGCTGGCCGACGCTGCGGCAAGTCTAGGTTAGCGGCCACTACGCTGTTATTAGAGGGATTAAAGTGTCCGGCAGGTTCCGCTGTTCTTTATGTGGCGCCGACCAACGGCCAAGCCAGACAGATTATCTGGAACGTACTAATGGACTTAGGCAAGGATGTGATCGCCAACAGTCACATCAACAATCAGGACATCACGTTAATCAACGGCGCTGTTATTTATGTCAGAGGCGCCGATCGGCCGGACACCCTGCGCGGCGTGTCGTTGACCTACGCCGTGCTGGACGAGGTGGCCGACATCAAGCCCGAGACGTGGGAGCAGGTTATCCGTGCGGCGCTGTCAGACAAGAAGGGTCGGGGGATGTTCATTGGAACACCCAAAGGGCGCAATTGGTTCTACGATCTATTTCAACTTGGGGAAGACGGCACTGACAAGGATTGGAAGAGCTGGCACTTCACCACCAAAGACAACCCGCTAATTGATCCAGAAGAAATCGAGTCGGCCAAGAAGACGCTGTCCAGCTTCGCGTTTAAGCAGGAATACATGGCCAGCTTCAGTAATGCTGGCTCGGACATATTCAAGGAAGAGTGGATCAAGTACGGCGAAGAGCCGACGCAAGGTAGTTACTTTGTGGCGGTGGACTTGGCCGGTTTTGAAGAAGTGGCGCGACAAGCGGCAAACTCTAAAAAACGCTTGGATGAGTCAGCCATTGCAGTAGTCAAAGTGACTGACGAGGGCAAATGGTGGATCAAGAAGATAGAACATGGCCGGTGGGATATTCGGGAGACGGCGGCTAAGATACTGATGGCCATGCGCGACTACCGTCCGCTGTCGATTGGAATTGAGCGCGGAGCGCTAAAAAACGCTGTTTTGCCGTATTTGAGTGACTTAATGCGCAAGAATAATGTATATTCGCACATAGTTGACCTAACGCACGGCAACCGGAAAAAGACTGACCGAATTATTTGGAGTCTCCAAGGGCGTTTTGAGCATGGCAGGATTGTGCTTAACTCAGACGAGGATTGGGATATATTCCTAGATCAGCTTCTTATGTTCCCTGCACAGGGGGTACACGATGATTTGCCTGACGCCTTGTCCTATATAGACCAATTGGCCGTGACATCCTACATGCAAGAGGATGAATCCGATGATTGGGAACCGGTGGACATTATTTCGGGTGTATAAATGGATCAAAATGAATTCGATCAACCCACAGAGAATGACAAAGAACTAGTCAGCTTCGTGGTGGAGCATTGCGATCGTTGGAGAACGTACCGCGATATTAACTTTCTCCCGCAATGGGAAGAATACGAGCGCATCTTCCGTGGCCAATGGGCATCGGAAGACAAGACAAGAGAGTCAGAGCGCTCACGCATCGTCACCCCTGCAACACAGCAAGCCGTTGAAACCAGACACGCCGAAATTATCGAGGCGATCTTTGGTTCGGGCGAATTCTTTGACATCAAAGACGATTTGCGTGATGTTGATGGCAACCCAATGGATGTCGAGTTCTTAAAGCTCCAGATGATGGAAGACTTTAAGCGCGACAAGTTGCGAAAGCACGTAGATCAAGTGGTGTTGTTGGCCGAGATTTACGGCACCGGTATCGCCGAGATCACAACGTCAATGGAGAAAGAACTAGCTCCAGCGACGATGCCAATGCCAGGCCAAGAGCAAGCAGCGATTGGTACGGTTGAGAAGATGCGCGTCTCAGTCAAGCCCATGCCAATCAACCCGATGGGCGTGGCCATCGAGAAGTACGTATCGATCCACAAGGTGGTGCGCGGGATTGAAAAGGGTATCTACCGCAAGGTCAACATCACGCCGACTTATGAAGATACAGATTTAGAGCCGACGCAAGAAGTTAGCCAGTACCAAGATGAGAAGGTACTGCTCTTGACGTACTACGGTCTGGTGCCTAGAGAGTATTTGAAAAAAGCGGAAGACGACGACATTGTCGAGCTGTTCCCTGACGATTCAGCCGCTGAAGATTATCAAGACATGGTCGAGGCAATCATTGTGATTGCCAACGATGGCATGCTACTGAAGGCTGAAGAAAGCCCGTACATGATGAAGGATAGGCCAGTATTGACCTATCAAGCTGATACGGTGCCAAATAGATTGCCAGGCCGTGGAACGATCGAAAAAGCCTACAACATGCAGAAATCCATTGATGCGCAAGTGCGTACTCACTTGGATTCATTGGCGCTAACAGCCTCGCCTATGATGGCCGTCGATGCGACAAGACTGCCAAGGGGTGCAAAGCTGACAATCATGCCAGGCAAGGCGATCTACACCAACGGCAACCCGAATGAGATTCTGTATCCGTTCAAGTTTGGCCAGACAGACGGCTCAAGCATCACAACAGCCGAGAAATTCCAGCAAATGCTCTTGCAAGCGACCGGTACACTAGACTCTAACGGCATGGTGTCAGCGGTGGGACGCGATGCGGCTGGGACGGGTATGTCGATGGCTGTGGCTTCGATCATCAAGAAGTACAAACGCACGTTAGTGAACTTCCAAGAAGACTTTTTGATTCCGTTCATCAACAAAGCAGCGTACCGCTTCATGCAGTTTGACCCTGAGCGCTATCCATCGGTTGATATGGTCTTCATTCCAACGGCTACTTTGGGCATCATTGCGCGTGAGTACGAACAGGCTCAGTTTATTAGCCTGTTGCAGACCCTTGGCCCTGATACTCCGGTGCTGCCGATCATATTGAAGGGTATTGTCGCCAATAGTTCGCTTTCCAACCGTGCTGAACTGATGGAACGTCTGGATTCTATGGGTCAAATCGATCCTGAAGCCCAGCAAAAGCAGATGGTTCAGGAACAGTTGGCTTTGCAAGCAGCGCAAGCACAGATTGCGGTCAATACGACGCAAGCCGAGCAGAATCGTGCTGAAGCAACCAAGATTATGATCGACACCAAGCTGAAACCTTTGGAAGTTCAAGCCAAGATTCAGCAAGGATTGACAGCTAACCTGCCTAATCAGGCTGACATGGCCTCCAGAGAGTTTGACAAGCGTGTCAAGGTCGCTGAATTGATGTTGAAAGAAGCCGACATCAAGAATAAGTCCAAGATTGTCGAGCTACAAATGTCAAAAGCCAAGGATAATGTCGTCAATGCTGAAAATGACTTCCTTGAAGAACTGCAAAAGGGAATGCAATAATGGATATTGACAAGCTATTCGACGTAGATCAGGTTCCCGACAGTCTTTTTGACTCTGTAAACAATACGGTGTCAGAAGCTAGGGCAATGCAGAAGAAAAAAGCAGCCGAAAACGCTCAAGCGGTCATTCAAGCACTTCAGAAGATGAAGGGCGACCTAGAAGGCAAATACGACAGCGTTTATTCGATGCTTGAGTCTCGCATTGCCAGCATTCAGGATGGTCGCGATGGTATTGACGGCCGTGATGGGGTTAACGGTCGTGACGGTAAGAATGGCAAAGACGGTCTAGCTGGCCGCGATGGCCGCGATGGTGTGGATGGTATCAACGGCATAGACGGCGCTGACGGTATATCAATCGCTGATATACGTCTGGACTTTGATAACAGCTTAGTTATCACGTTATCTAATGGTCGTGAGATCAATGCCGGTGAAATATTACCGCCAGACATTACTGATCGTCTAAAAGTCATCATTAACCAAGGCGCATCAGGTGGTGGTAGTGGTGGGGCAAGTCTGCCAGACCAAACAGGCAACAGCGGCAAGTTCTTAACCACCGACGGCACCGACGCATCATGGGGCACTCCTGCTGGTTCAGGTGATGTGGTTGGCCCAGCTTCTTCAGTTGATTCTGAACTTGTACTGTTTAATAGCACTACTGGCAAACTAATTAAACGCGCATCGCTAACCGGTCTTGTTAAAGCAACGTCTGGTGTAGCAAGTGCTGCAACGGCTGGCACTGATTATGTTGCGCCAGGCGGCGCTTTAGGTACACCAAGCAGCGGTACATTAACTAATGCAACCGGTTTGCCTTTATCTACCGGTGTAACAGGTACTTTGCCAGTGGTTAATGGCGGTACAGGTCAAACTAGCTTTACTGATGGCCAACTGTTGATTGGTAACTCCACCGGCAACACGCTAACCAAAGCAACGCTAACGGCTGGCACAAACATATCGATTACAAATGCTGCCGGAGCTATTACAATTGCGGCATCGGGCGGCGGTTCTTCCAATATTTTGGAAAACGATCAGATAATCGCGTCTAATTACACTATATCATCGGCCAAAAATGGCCTATCAGTTGGCCCTGTTACTGTAAATACTGGGATAGCGGTAACGGTCGGTACTGGTCAAAAATGGTTAGTTCTTAATTAAGGAATCAACATGAGTAATTTAAAAATTCAAGGAAATGCGAGTGGAACGGGAACCACCACTCTGCAATCTGGAAACACTAACAGCAATCTGACGCTTGCGCTGCCTATTGCTGACGGCACCGCCGGTCAAGCGATAGTTACCGACGGCTCTGGCGTTTTATCCTTTGCATCTGGTGGCTCTGGTGACGTAGTTGGCCCAGCATCGTCGGTTGATTCCGAGTTAGCGTTGTTTAACTCTACGACCGGTAAACTAATCAAACGTGCGTCGCTAACTGGTTTGGTTAAGGCCACATCAGGCGTGGCGTCTGCCGCTACAGCCGGAACAGATTTCGTTGCACCGAGTGGTGCATTAGGTACACCAAGCTCAGGAACACTAACCAACTGTACTGTTGATGGTACTAACCCTATTGGCTACCGTGATCTACCTGCTGTCGGCACTAAGACAAGCTCTTATACGCTTGCTGTGGGTGATGTAGGTAAGTATGTACAAGTAGGTACAAGTGGAGCGATAACGATTCCTGACGCTACATTTACTGAAGGTGACGCAATAAGTATTTTTAATAATACAAGCACTACCGCTACGATTACCTGTTCAATTACCACGGCTTACATTGCTGGTACTGATACAGATAAGGCGACAATGACACTAGCTACTAGAGGTGTTGCAACAGTACTGTTTATTAGCGGTACAGTTTGTGTTGTGACAGGTAATGTGTCATGAGTGGCATTATGAATATGTTTGTTGCTGGGGGCGCTAGTAGTAGCGCCTTAACAGTTGACTACCTTGTAGTTGCTGGCGGCGGTGGCGGTGGTGGTGGTCTTGCTGGTGGCGGTGGAGGTGGTGGATTTAGAACTGGAACCAGTTTGTCTTTGGCAATTAGCACTAATTACACAGCAACAGTTGGAGCTGGTGGAACTGCTGGAACAAATGTAGGGGTTGATGGTGGAGTTGGTTTTAATTCTGTTTTTTCTTCAATCACTTCTGATGGCGGCGGGGGCGGCGGTAGCGTAACTTCTGGTGGTAGTCCGGGTAGAAGTGGCTTAAATGGCGGTTCCGGCGGCGGCGCAAGTGGTGCAACTCCGAGTAGTCCACTTGGTATAGCAGGTTCTGGAAACACACCTAGTCAACCATCAGCAGGTGGTAATGGTGCTCCAGCAGTTGCTTATCAAGGTTTTGGTGGCGGTGCTGGAGTAAATTCATCCCCATTAGGCGGTGGCGGTGGCGGCGGTGCATCAGCAGCAGGAGCGGCTGGTAAAAGCACAGGAACTGGTGCTGGTGGAGATGGACAACTATCAAC